CTGCGGCTTTGCTTAAATGCTTGCCCAATAGCTTCTGGAGATTGCTTCATTGATTGTGCAAGATCTAGCAACTTAAGATTGTTCTTACTCGCCTCTTTCGCAGTCTGACCCATTGATTTTACAAAAAAGGTGAAGTTTTCAGCTGAAGTGCGAGCAGACATTCCCGCCTTGTCTAACAATGCATTTGTCTTGGATAAATCATTTATGGTATCCTGAGAAAGAGAATTGAAATCCATATAAGATTCGTTAAGTGCTATTTGAGCTTTTGACATCTCGCCCGAAGCTATTGTCACAGAGTCAGTTTCCATGGCAACCCTTTTCATCTGCTCTCCGAGATTAAAAGATCCATCAGTAACCTGTCCGGTTGACCTGTACAAGTCTTGGTTGCTTTGTTGGACCTTTTCCGCTAAATCGGATGCTCGTTGAAGTTCATTATTAAACTGGTTAAGAGGGTCGAACAAATTTCGGAATTTGTTTGCAGCGTCAGACTGCACAACATTCATCAAAGCAGTTTTAAACTTATTCGTTCCTGCGGAGGCGTCATCGGTTTTCGATTTAAAGATAGACATTGCGGATTGCAACTTGGCAGAAGCACCCAAGAGCGAAGTACCCGCATCAGACGCATTGAAATAACTTAAAGATAAATTGTTAACAGTTGATCCCAGTACACTGTTAATCTTGATTGATTCCTCTTGGGCAGCAGTGTAAGATTTGAGTTGCTGTTCAAGATTTATGAGGTTTTGTAATTCTTCTTTGTCGGCCGCATCTAATTGTTCTTTTGCTGCCAATTCGCTATAATTTTGGTTAAGGATCTCCTTTTTGTGAGAGATCTCTTTTCGCACAGATTCTTCTTTTTTGCCACGCAATTTTAAGATTTCTTGTTCTAATGCGTAAGACTTCTTATCTTGCTCAAACTGGTCCTTCTTTAGCTTGTTATTAATTGCAGAGAGTTCGTTTTCTCTTTCTAATTCTTCTGGTGTTTTGTTGTTATCGTCGGCCATTTTTTAATACCTCGCTTATTTAAATGGCCAGACTAAGCCGGTATCTTTTTCGAAGTTTTTAACAGCACCGTCGAGTCGGTATCGACTCTTATACGTCGCAGGATTGTTAAGCCCATGCTTGTTGTAGGCAATAACATAGTCCTTTTCAGCGGAAAGGGCGCGAGTGAATCTATCAACCTGCATGGGGGTTCCTCTTATCGTAGCAGGGTAATAAGTGCCTGTCATAATAATATTCATCAGTCGTTGAACCTGTGCTGCCATCTGATTCATCGCTAACTCGTTAAGACTTGTAAAGTCAATTATAATTTCATTAGTCTTGTCTGACAAGATAATTCCTCCGTCTTTAGATGTATCCCATCAAGTTAAATAGTTGTCATATAATAAAATAGGGACCACTAAGATCCCTATTTTACTTCTTCTTTGAGGCTTTTTGCATTTCGTCGCTCTCAAATTCAAATTGTTTCTGTAATCTTCGTAGAAACCATCTTCTGATTTGGATTGAAAGATTGTATGCCTCTGTGAAGCTCCAACCTCCATGATACTTTAAAGCAAATATCTCCTCATAAACGTTTTCAATATATTCGTTACCCAGGCCAAAAGAACTCGCCCGTAATGGGCACCTCCGTTTCCATTGTATGACCACAATGATGGCATTCGGCGTCCTGTTTGAAGACTACGTTGGGCATTACCCTCTTATAGGCGTCTCTCATGATTTTAGAATCTGATGCAGGAAGTACGTCAACAAACCTATTAATCTGATCGGGGTCGGTAACTCCATTCGCGCTGAAAATCATCATTTTCATCATGTCTGTTAGTCCCGAATCTGGAAGTCCATTTCTTTCCTTCATCTCTCTCGTCTTTTCTAACTTCAATTCGTCGGTACCGGTAAGGGCACGTATCTCTACTAGAATTTTAGTTTTAGGTAACTCCACTTCTGCAGTGCCATTTTCTGTGAATTTAACATCGTCAGCTTCATCAATGGATGTATAACATTCATTGTACTTGGATAAATCAAATTGAAATTCAAAATCTTGATTGCAGTTCTGACACGCAACTTCTGCATCATAAGCAGCACCGTAACCAGTAATACGAGCGGCATACATTAGTGCGTTTTTGTCACCAATCAACAAACTGTCTGATACTACATCCTCTTCTATAATGATGTTGTCTAACATCTTGTTTATCGCTAGACCTTTTCTTAGAAGGGACTGAGAAGACAAAATGTCTTCTTCCTTTGCTGTCATGTGACGGATTTCGACCGTTTCTTTACCGTGTAAAGGATGACCAACAGGGTAGAGTCTCCCCTTTGAGGGGAGGTCCACAACTTCTGTTGGTATCGAAAAATTTAGTAAAGATCCGCCCGAAGACTTTTCCATGACTGGATCTGGTGGGGATGCTGAATGTTTTCTTCTTGCTTCGTTTCTCTTATTCGACAAACTTTCCTCTCTTTCTTAACCTTGTCTATTATAGCATTATTTGAATGAAATTAAATAATTATTTTTGTTTTACCTTTTTTTCAGCCCTTTTGAGCGTGCGACGGTCAGACCTGAATTTGAGATTGATCCGTCATCGAGCCCTGGAGAGAATCCAGCCATGCCTTTGCCGACGGAAACATCGCCGACGCCAGATACGGTTGCCCAATCATATCTGAATGTGACTTCAAGATTGATTAGATCATCCGACTCATAATCGGCCTCGTCGAAGTTGACGGACTTGATCCAGGGATTCCAAAAAGCCCACTCTTCTACGATCTCACCTTTAGCATCGAGTTGTGCCATAAACAACTTGCCGCCGACAGCTTCTACAGCTGCCTTCTTTGTTATGGTCTTAGGGCTTTCCAGGTTTATTCCATCAGGAGTAACATACCCACTGTTGTCTAATAGCTTCATCAGCGTTTTCGATGCATCCGGATGCAAAGGATCTGCTATAGTTACACTCATCTCGTCATACTCTACTCTACCCGGAAAGTAAAACTTATAATTTAAAAATACGTGCTCTGCCTCCGTGACAGTCACGGTTGGACGACTGGCCTTTTTGAGCAACCAGTAAGGGATTCCGTTAAATCCCATAATCCATCTAAATTTTCTCTTTGGCTCAATTGAATGATCGCTCCAAAATCTTCGGTTTCCCATCTGTGGTGTCCTCCTAGTTTTCTCTACAACTTTAACTAGTCATATTATATTGTTTATTGCTGCTTTTAATCATCAAAAGCCGCGCCTTGGTTCGTAACAATAAAATCTATCGCAATGAATTCCAAAGCCTTCGCTGGCTTTATGAAGATCTTGGCATACATGATGTTTCTATCAATTAAATCAGGAGTTGTCGTAGTTCCGTCAAGAACAACCTTATACTCCTGAAGCCCAAAACCAGACTTTACCTGCTGAAGGAATGGTTCTACCTGACCTCGGAACCTATTCCAAGTTGCCTGCACATTCTGTTCAAACAGCAGTCTTGAGGCAATTCTGGAAATTTCCTTCTTTAGGTACACCATTAGTCTTCTGACATTGATTCTGTCAAGTGCTGAAGGCGTTGCCTGTAGCGTCTTTTGTCCGAAAATCACAATCCCCTCTGCCGGGAATGATGCTATCGGATTAACTTGGTTCTCATATAGATCGTCTCTATCCTTGGCAGACAATCTTTGCGATACCGCCAAGACCGGCACACCAGCGGAGCCTTCACTTAGACCGCCGCGGGTGAACCCTGCAGGAGCGAACCAAAGTTCGCCGACCCTCTGGGTTGATGCCATTGTGCCGAGTGCTACAACTGACGGTGGTACCCAAACCTGTTGTGCGTTAATATCATCGTAGATCTTTACCCACGGGAAGTAAGCACAGCCGTAACTCGTGTTTAGCCCTCTCTGTGACAGGGTGTTAACACAGTCTGTAACATTATTATTTGTTATTCTTGTCTTAAAGTTGGCGGTTGTTTCTGTTGATGGTTGATACCCGCCTTTCTCCAAGTCGATAACTGCAAGGGCGTCTCCGCGGTCCTCGCAGACCCTTAATACGTGGTCTGTGATGAGAGGTTCGCGGATTCCTGGGACTGCCATTAGGTTGATATCTACAACCTCTGGTTCTGCCACAGCATCGATGGCGCGCTTCAATGAGTTTGCCGCGTAATTGTTCTTAAACGCCACTCCGGAAGCACCGACAACGTGATTGCCAAAAGGTGCTCTCTCCTTGATGTTCAGACCGTCGAAACCACCATACATCGGTGAAGTAAACTTGGTAAATCCGGTCTTAATCAATTCCGTCCAAGAGCCAGACCCCGCGCCCATTCTAAGTGCAGTATAAGAAGTAGCTGCTTTTCTAGATCCGGACTGGTAGAACGCTGTCTTAACGCTAGTGGCCGCCGAATTGGCTGCGATAACGTCGTCTAGCGTGAATATAAAAGAATATTCAGTGTTGTTGCCTGGGTCATATGTATCTGCTGCTATTCCTTGACCACCCCTTACAATGTCCAGATAAGACTCATCAAATCTAGTGCTTGTGGGTGACCTGTAAGTGCTGACTCCGAAGTGAGCCATCTTGTCGTTTCTTAATCCCTCTGCAGAAGCAGATCTTCTTAGGGGAAGTGACGGGAACACAACCGATGCGACAGATGATGCTTCACCAGCATAAACTGTGTGAGAACCAGTTGTTGCAGATGCGAAAATCCCGTTACACTTAAAAGGAATTGCGCCTAATCCTCCAGACAAAATCGCGTTACGTGAACCAGAAACAAACAGCGAACCGGACATCAATGCGCCCTCTACGCCACCGTTAGGGGTTGCGTTTCCAGCGTTGATAGCGTGAACAGTTGATCCGGATAATTCTCCAGATGTAACAGCTGTGAGAGTGAATCTCTTATATCTAGGTGGACCGTAGAACCCAAATGGCAAATATGCCGGATCTGATATTCCCTCTTCCACATCTGAATCTAATTCAACTCTCACAAAACGAGACTGATTTGGCCAAGTCCCGTAAGTTCTATATCGCTTATCTGTCTCATCCCATTCTTGATATTGGTCACCTATCTTTGCACCAATAAAATTATTTGAATTAGGATTCAAGTTACATTGACTAAATCTTTCTAAAACCTTTCGCTGTCCGTCGTGATCCCTTGTGTATCTCAAAGTGACAGAAAAAGACCCATATGGATCCACGTCATTTGGTGCGCGGTGATCACTTATTGAAACCTTAACATTTCGGGAAGACCATTCGCCGTCCTCCAAACCAACAATCCTAAATAATTTTTGTTGTTTTGCTGCATCAAACTTAGTTGTGTTGCTTGAAAGGTCTTGACCAAAAAACCATCCTGTTTTAGCAGGTTGTGTACTTATCTGGTTTGATCCCCAATTATGAGTTGTGCTCTGTAATCCAACAATACACCCATAAAGCGTGGGGTCCGCGCCCAACTCGCCCTGATGAAGTGTTCCAGATCCGTGCAGATCTTTCGCGTGCCGGTCAAATGTCTCTCCCAGAAAATACTTTTTCGAGTCACTGACTGCGCTGCCCATGAGGGTTGGATTTGTATTGAAAACCTTTCTTATATATTTATCGCTATTCCTATCAAAATTAAAAGTGACCTTCTTGCCAACGTTCGCATTATCGAAAAGAACAGTTGTGAACTCCATCGTGTCGGTGTTACTTGCCTTAAAGAAAATGGAATTACCGGCGGCGGCAGTATTGCCTGCGCCCAGTTTACTCGCTGCTTGCGATCCTGATCGGTAGGTCGCTCGTTGTCCCGCTATAAAGGTACCCGAAAGCTCGATAGCACCTGCATCGAAATACCAAACCGCCGCCAGAGAACCAGTGGTTCTTGCTTTAGCTCTACTACTCTTAGCACCCAAGTTTCTCCTGTCGCCAACATACGATCCTTCAAAATCGTATTGGTTGGACCCCGAAGAAAACAGGAATAGTCCAAAAGCACCACCGTTTCCTGATGGGGTTACATCCGTTCCTGCAGCATGAGAGTTAGAGTGTTTCCATCCTGCTTCACCTCCCGCGACCGCTGAGTCGTGTGCCTCTCCGAGTACTCGCACCACAGTAACGGGTGCTGAATTCCTCAGATACGCCATGGCAGCGTATGCTGCGTATGTAGGGGCAAGATAATTGCCATCTCTCCAAACGTCACCGCCTCTACCACCGGCAATTGGATTTCCAAATATTTCTACGAATTCACTCATTGACCCAACAGTGACGGGTCGGTTACTGGGTCCTCTTTCTAAGCGACCAATTATTGCAGGACCGAGAACCCCGGGGGCGGGCCCGGGTTGTGAGTTATCAATTTCATTAATAAAAACTCCAGGTGAGACGAATTTAAATCTATCAACGGACATATTTTATTTCTCCTTAAAAAACAATTTTTTGACAAGAATCGACTAATCTTTAAACTTCTTTCTTAAATAAATAGTATTCTAGAACCCGAAAGGTATCGTTAATAAATGATACAAATAAACAAAAAGGGGGAGGCTACGGCCTCCCCCCAGATGTTCTCTCTTTAGAAACTATTTCTTATGAATTAGTTCCCGAACCAGAAAGATAAGTAACAGTAAGAACATCGTCGGAATCCAGCGCAAGATCTGTGTGAAGCAGAACCTTGTATCTGTTAGCCGAACCAGTTACCAAGTGGTAATCGGTCGGACTTCGGTGTTGGGCTGAAGCCGATAGTGCGTTACCAATATGATCACCGTGTAACAACAGACCGTTCAGATAGACCATTATACTACCTGACATCGGTTGCGCACCCAAGGATGCGGTTATGTACGGAGTTGGTACTGCGTTAGTAGCATGAAGCCCCTTCATTGGCACAGACCCCGATATGTTCGAGCCATCGGCTCGGACAAACGTATGTTTTCTCCAACCGACACTAAGTCGACCAGAGGTATATGTGATACCACCGTTTGCATCGGTCTTATTAATAACAACGTCTGAATTCAACTTTGCCTTAGTTACTGACAGTGCTCCAAGCTTTGCTGTCGTGACTGCTGAATCAAGGATAGCGGCAGTCAAAACCGAGCCAGTTTGCATATTGTCCTGAGTTACAATACCTGTACCATGCAACTTGTTGGTGGTCACTTCGTGGGCAGTAACTGCTGACCCTGAAACGGTTCCTCCGATAGTTGCTGCCGAACCCGTAAGTCCACCAGTTGTACTGTAAATAACTGCCTTGCTGCCGACAACGGTTGCAGCAACAGCACCGTCAGTTAAGTTAAGCTCGGCTGCAGTTGCAGACACGAGCGTACCACCAAGTTTAAGACCGTTAGTAGCATCATGAGACGCAATATTGAAGTCATACGCACCGTCCAAGACAGTAATCGTTGACGCCGCAGTGTCAAAAAAGTCAATTACCGTAGTCTCAGTATCATTGATCGCTGCCCTAAAAAGAACAGCACCATCAGTCGTATCCTTGGTAACGTCTTTAGCTCTAGCAACGATTGAACCATACTCCTTTTGATTGGAAGCATCGTCCATACCTGAGAAGTAAAGACCACCCAAGTAATCATCGTCTGCAGGGGAATTACTAGCATTGTGCAACACAAAGCTTGGTATGTTACTTCCTGTGACAAGACCACCAGCACCGTTGTTAGCTGCCAAAGTCGACAGCCTAAGACCATTATCAGCATCATGAGTCAACGTGATATCCTTATCTGAACCAAAGTGGATTACAGCTGCGTCCGACAATAACATGATATCGTCGCCGATAACTGCATCCCCAGCTACACTCAAACCACCGTCGGTCTGTAAAGAACCGTCAGTTGTAGAGGTTGCTGCTGTGGTATCATCTGTTTTAAGGATGCCGCTGTAAGTACCAGTTGTGCCAGCAACAGCGGCAAAGGTGCCAGCAGCTGCCGAGTTGGCACCAATAGTGGTACCATCAATAGCACCACCGTCGATGTCAACAGCGTCAAGATATCCTGTACCGTCAATATAAAGGTCCTTCCACTTCGCGCCAGAGGCACCAAGATCGTTCTTATTGCTCTGGAGTGGACTAAGATTTGAGATTAAGCTAGCATCGACCTGAACAGTACTTGTCATTCCTCCAAACACAACATTGGCTGATGAAGTAAAAGAAGTTGCATTGATTTGTTTCGCAACAACCTTGTCAGTTGTAGTCGTGTGGAACGTACCTGCAGCACCAGAAACTAGTGTCGTGCCGGTTATGGACACGCCTTGCACTGTGGATGTCGAAGTTACATTACCCACCGCTATGTGTCCTAGCTCTGCTCTCTTCGCCTGAACGAGAGAACCAGAAACCGAACCAGTAACACCAAAACGCATACCAGCCTTTCCAAGAGCTGCCTGAGTGACGGAGCCAGACTTGAAGCTAGCACCTTCCTGTCCGTCGACGTTAACCATCAACGAGTCACCAGTAAGAGTCCTGGAACCAAGAGTCAATGACATCAAAGGTGCGGAACCAGTACCAGCAACGCCGACTTTACCGCCA